CTTATTAATTGTGTAAGTGACTGAATATCAGTATGTCCGAACAAAATTTCGGTATTTTTTCTCCACCCGAGGTGACCTACTATCGATAATCTGTTATCATTAGCAATGCCTCTCAACTGGTCACCGCATCCCGCCATCCCGCCTCTCAGCAAATCGGAGATGCTGAGGATGTCGCCTGAGAAGATCCTCGCCTATTGGGAGAAGCGGGAGGAGGCCATTAAAGATGAAAAAAGTGATCCTTATCGGCATGGGTTTGAGCTAGATATATGGAAACGAGCGGATGAGCAGTTAAGGAAGCACCAGGAGATTCTCATTATGGGAGGCAACCGGAGTTCCAAGAGCCATTTTTGCGCTCGAAGGGTAGTCCAATCCCTCGTTGAGAACCCCGGCACAATCATATGGTGCTTAACTGAAACCTCGGCTAATTCGATACAATTTCAGCAGAAACTTGTTTTTAATGCATTACCTAAAGAGTTAAAGACACTAGGTCGGGGTAAAGTAGGATATGTCATGTATTCACTTCGTAATGGCTTTACTGCAGCTAAGTTTACTTTGCCTAATCGGTCCGAATGCATCTTTAGAAATTGGAGTCAGGATATTTCTACTATCGAAGGTGGAGAAATCGGTTCACCGCAAGACCCTGTTAATGGCACACATAATATTGGCTACTGGGCAGATGAACTCGTACCCATGTCTTGGGTAAATACACTTCGATTTAGGACAGTCACAAGAAACTCCAAAGGCATAATATCCTTCACCGCCGTAGATGGTTGGAACAGCGTAGTCAAATCGATGCTCACAGGAGCCAGGACAGTTGAATCGGCAAAAGCTGACCTTTTGGACGGCGAAGAGGTTCCCCTCGTCCAACAGCCCATCCGCAAAGCCAGCTCAGTGGTGTATTTTCATACAGCGGCTAACCCCTTTGGCGGATGGGAGGCAATGAAGAACCAATTGGAGGGGGAAAAGAGGGAAACTATTCTTTGCCGGGCGTATGGAGTGCCTGTTCGCCAAAGTCGGGCAATATTTCCAAATCTCACGGATAAAAACTTCGTACAGGCAGAAAAGTTGCCCGATTTTAAGGATGCCAACTTCGTTCTGAGCATTGACCCTGCTGGAGCAAAGCCTTGGACGATGGTATTATTTGCAATCGATGCACACGGGGTCGCCTGGGCGGTTAAAGAGTTCCCTGATTTTGATACATGGGGTGGATGGATTGATCTGACTAAGGACAAGATGACAGCCGGTGAGGCCGCCCAACCGAATGGGTATGGATTGAAGGATTATGCAGATGAGATCAGGAGGATGGAAAAGATTTGTGGGGATAATGAAGTTGTACGAATCATCGACCCTCGGTTGGGAGCGGCTAGTTATCAGAAGTCGGAAGGAAGTTCTAATATCATAGATGATTTATCGGATGAAGATATCATTGTTGAACCCGCTGAGGCTTTGGACATCGAGACGGGCTTGCAGGCAATCAACAATTTACTGGCATGGGATCGGGACAAACCAATGGATTTGGATAACAAGCCTAGATTGATGTTTAGCGATGAGTGTCAAAATCTGATTAGCTGTATGCAGGCATATATACCTGGGGATTTAAAGTCTGCCCCTAAAGATTTTGTGGACTGTGCCAGGTATTTTTCCATCGGAAACTTCGAGTACCATGATGAGGACAGTTTTTTAACAACAGGAGGGGGGAGTTATTGATATGAGTAATAAGGTGATGCCTGGGCATCGTAATCAAATCGTATTATTAAGGCAGGCTGGGGAGACTTGGCCTAAGATCGCTAAGGCTGTTGGCTTTAGTCGGGCAACTGTGCAGAAGGTCTACAAGGAGGAAGTGGCAAAGGAGGCTCCACCTGTGATTAAGGAGGAAAAGCCGAGGTATGAGAAGGCTCGGGTATTATCGAAGGTGCCAAATCCTCGATTAATGCGCATATACTTTGAAGATCGGGATGAGATTGGTGTGTGCGTTAAGAGGCCACAGGACAATCACCCGCCCAAGAGTCAAATCCTCGTCAAGAAGGTGGAAGGCAATGAAGAATTGTACCGATTGGTGTGAAAGTGTGGAAGAAAAGGACAGGAGGATCGATTTGATGCTCCGAGAGTTGGTCGTTGAACAAGGCTTGGAATCAATAAGGCAAGGCAATGACCCCCAACCTATGACTTTGGAGGAGATTGCGGACTTTGTGGGAGTCGGAAAAGACACCATTGATCGGATACAGAACAGGGCTGTGAGAAAATTAAGAAATAAAATGTTAAACTTGAAAGGTTAAAATGGAAACAGAAGTACAGATATTTGAGGAAAAGCCCGATGTTGATGGGCTAAAGGAGGATTTTGAACGAGCTAAGGCAAATCTATCTTGGTGGATGGACAAGGCAGAAGATGCACGGGAGGTTCGCTTTAATGAGTGGGCGGGAAAGAGTGGTGATGGCAAGAAGAGTGGCCCCGATGCCTTCCCTTGGGACGGGGCAAGTGATCTCGATCCGAATTTAATCAACCCCTTGATCGATGGGGATGTCGCGACTCTCACGCAGGCCCTCTCGCAGGCCAACCTGGTGGCCGCGCCTGTGGAGAGCGGTGACATAGCATCTGCCAAGCTGGTGAGTGAATTTTTAAAGTGGCGTATGGGTACGATGGATGAACTGATGAGGGAGTCAGCCATCGGAGCGAATTATTTATTACAGAATGGACTTACTTTTTATGGGACTTACTGGAAGCAGGAAAAGACTCGGAAGTTTGAACCAATAAGTTTGGAGGAAATTGCCCAGCAATCGCCCGAACTGGCAATGGCGATTGAAGATCCCGAGATGAAGGAGGGAGTCGAGGAAATGTTCTATCCGATGTTCCCAAAACTGAAGAAGAGACGGGTCAAAAAGATGCTTAATGAGCTTCGCAAGACAGGCGTGACTGAAATTCCCACCGAAAAGATGGTGGTAAATCGTCCAGCAGTTAAAGCTTATGAGCTTGGGCGTGAATTAATTGTGGACAGTAATGTAATCGACTTAGAGTCCGCCCGTTCTATCCATTGTTTACATTACTATACACCCGAGGCTTTAAAACAGAAAGTCAATGAGGGATGGGATGCCAAGTGGATTGATGAAGCTATTGAGAAAGCCAAGGATTTTTACTCTGAGGAACGATATAGCGACAGCATGATTTCCTATGACTATGGTAACAATTATGGAAGCCAGCATTACGAAGGATTAATTAAAGTAATCACTACTTATCGTAAGGAACTGGACGAGGATGATTGCCCTGTGGTTACTAAAACCTGTTGGACTGAGGAAATGGAAGATGCTGGATTCCATGAGCCTGTCGGATATGACGAGGGGCGGTATCCATTTGTATGTATCACGAGAGAGCATTTAAACCACCGGTTGTTGGACTCTCGGGGATACCCTGAGTTGTTGAAGAGTTATCAATTGGCTGTTAAAACCGAGTTAGATAGTAGGCGGGATGCGGCAAGCATGACAACCATGCCACCTGTGGAGTTTCAAATTGGAAGGCGGCCTGATCGATTAGGGCCAGGTGCATTTTTGCCTGTGCGGAGGCGTGGAGAGGTTGGATTTATGGAAACTCCAAGGTTCTCACCAGCATCGACACAAGTTGAGATGGATATCCGCAGGCTGTGTGATAAGATAACCGGTCGGGCGACTGGTCCTGACGATGCGGTGGAAGCAAATGCTTTAAAACAACATTTAGTAAATTGTTGGCTAAGTGGATGGAAGGAAGTTTTAAAGCGGATATGGTGCTTGGATCGTACTTACAGCGGGCCAATGATTTGGTTTCGGGTGACTAATAACGAGCAAGGCGCACAGCTCATCCTGGATGAAACTGCCGAGTTGTATGACTTTAATATTAGTTGGAACTCGATGAACCAAGATGAGGAAAAGGTTCTACAGAAGCTGGATACCGTAGGTAAATTAATGTCAAGCTACGACAGAGCAGGCCAAGCTCGCTACGATGTATACTTGCGTAAAGTAATCGAAGCAATCGATCCAAACCTTGCCGGTCAATTAATTGCACCTGCTGAAGAGGCAACCGATAAGGAGATTAAGGAGACATCTGCGGATCTTGCTAAAATCTTTAGTGGTCAAGTGGTCAATGCTCCACAAGGTGCAAATGCTCAACTTCGTTTACAATTCATGCAGACATATCTGCAAGGAACGGAAGAAATTCCAGCAAATGATATCCAACAGAAGATGCAGGAGGACGAGAACTTTGCTAAGAGGCTACAGACATATGCTGGTCAGCTCGAGCAACAGCAAGCCCAACAAAGAAACGCTCTAATTGGTCAACTAGGGACCGCACCTGGTAATGTGCCAGGTACTTCAATGTAATGAGCATTAATTATCGAGGAGTAACCTTCGCCGGATATTCAAAGCCCAAGCGAACCCCTAGCCACCCAACTAAATCCCATGTGGTTTTAGTTAAGGATGGGGACAAGAATAAAATGATTCGATTTGGCGAGCAGGGAGCGAAGACTGCGGGCAAACCTAAGAAGGGTGAGAGTCAGGCAATGAAACAAAAGCGTAAAAGTTTTAAAAGCAGACACGCCAAGAATATCGCGAGGGGTAAAACATCTGCGGCTTATTGGGCTGATAAAGTTAAATGGTCATGAAAAAGAAGAAACCTGGACTATGGTCGAATATCGACGCTAAGAGGAAACGCATTAAAGCTGGCTCGGGTGAGCGGATGAATAAGCCTGGGAGTAAGAACTACCCAACGGCAAAAGCCATTAAAGCCTCGCAAACAAAGAAAAAGAAAAAAGCATGAATTTGTCTGACGCTATTGCTGGCTTGGGCGACCAAACAGAATGGAAATTTGTTAAGAAATTCATCAAAGAGCAAAGAGATTCATGCTTGGTTGATTTTCAGGATTATAACCATGTGGACAATCCACAAAAACTTGCCCGTCTGTCGGGTGAGATTGCCGGTTTAAGTAGGCTAATAAGTTGCATTGAAAATGAGGAAGATGACAGAGACCCCACATCAGAAATTTAAGAACGAGCATCGAGCCTTGTTAAATCGATGGCTTGAAGAGTCCGACATTGACGACATGGAAATGGCGAGTATCGCGATGAACGATCTCAATGAATGGCTCGGAGAAGAAGTCCTGGAGTTCGAGAGTGAAATCGATCTAGGGGATGAAGAGGACGGGTAGCATCTATGAACAGCAGTTTGTTCTAGATGCACTAAAAAATGGTTTAGAAGTTTTTACGCCTATTGGCGACTATTTGCCACAGGATTGTATTGTTATGAACTCGGCAGGCCGAACCTTTCGAGTACAGGTAAAAGGCACAGGTGTTTTAATAGAGGATAAACGGAATAATGGGGGCTTGGGAAGGTACATGATTACCTCGGCATCCGGTAAAAAGGTAAAAGAGACAATAGACTGTACAAAAGTCGATACATTAGCGGCTTATATCCAACCCGTTAATGCTTGGTACATCATACCCTGTATGGATTTAGATAATGCAATTCGCATAAGTTTGTACCCTCACAATGCTAAATCAAAAGCCAAGTATGAAAGATTTTTAAATAACTGGAACGCATTTAAAATTTCCTGAGAAATCGTAATTTTCATCTGATATAATTGTCATTGGCGGGGTGTATTTACTCCGCAGATCAATACAAGAGAGTGCGAACTCTTCAAACGCAGAGAAATTATGGCAGAAACAGTTATTAGCGAGGCTCCGGCTGAATCCACGGGAGCAGAAGACAATCAAGCGCAAGGCCCAATGAGCATGGAAGATTTGGCGGCATCCTTTGTCGACCAAGTTGAAAGTGATCAGCAGGCATCTGACGATGAGGCTAAAGCGGAAGTCACCGAGAGTTCCAAGCAAGCAGAAGCATCGGAAGAAGATGTTCTTTCACAGTCTATTTCCGAAGAGGAAGAAGATACCGAAGAAGAAACCGAGCAAGAGGATGAAGAGATCGAGGAGGAGGAGTCCGAAGAGGAACCCCCTAAAGCTGTAGGTAAACTGCTCAAGCAAGTTAATAAACTAACTGCACGGGCTAAGTCTGCTGAAGAAAATGCAGATGCACTTAAAGCCGAGATCGAATCCCTTAAATCCAACAGCCAACCTAGTGAGCAGGCAACCGGCCAACCTGAACTTGAAAATGTTCAGACCTTTGAGGACTTGCAAAAGTTACAGAAGGAAGCCCAAGCCGCCAAGAAGTTCGCCCTACAGAATATCGGGAAAGACTATGTCGAAGTGGACGGCAAGGAGTACAGCGATGATGACATCCGAAATATCCTTACCCAAGCAGACGAGTACCTTACTGAAAAGATTCCAGCACGGCAGAACTACTTACAGGAAAAAGCTCAATGGCAACAGGATACAATCGCCACACATCCCTGGTTAAACCAGGACGATGAATCGGCAGAAGCTCGGAAAGAATTATTCGGAGGACTTAAAAGCCAGTACGGCCATATCCTAAAAAATCTTCCCAACGGTGACTTTGTTGCGGCAACCCTCGTCCGAGGAATTGAAGCAATTAAGTCGGACCAAAAGGCAAAGACCGCACCTAAAAAGAAAGCGATCAAGCCAAAGAGTCCACCACCTACTGACGGAGGCAACGCCTCACCACCGGTGGAAAATGCCCAAACTCGGAAACAGAAACAGAAAGAAGGTATCAAGCGTAAAGGACCACTCTCGGCTAACGATCTAGCCGCATATCTCAGCGACTAAAATTTAATTATTAAAATTCAAAATCTTATACCAAAATGGCATTAGCAACTTCCTATAATGTAGACGGAGCAAAGGGTGCAAGAGAGAACCTTGAGAATCTTCTCAAGACTGTCGAGCCTACCGAAACTCCTCTTTACTCAACTCTCTCCCAATCTGCCGCTCCTAAAGCGACTCTTAACGAATGGTTAGTCGATTCCCTTGAAAATCCTGATATTGCAGGAGTCGAGGACGGTCTTGATTTGACCTTATCGACAGCAAAAAATCTTATCGATTCTCGTGCTAGATTGGCTAACCGGGTGCAGACCGTTCGCGATTATTTCGCTGTCTCCCGTCAGGCTGAAATGGTCGATGTAGCCCCTGGTGGATCTTTGTTTGCCGCTTCCAAGGCTAAATCTTTGATCCAACTTAAACGCTCCATTGAAACTGCTATCGGTTCAAGTAATGATCAGATCGCTGGTGCTTCAGGAACAGCTAGTAAAATGGCTGGGCTGGGTTTATTCTCGAATCCGAGTGCGACTGGAAATACTTTCGATACAAGTGCTAAACAAGCATTCCGTGCAGTAAGTGGTTCCCGTGTTTCCTTGGGATCATTGACTGAAGATGGTTTTCGTGGGCTTCTCCAATCTGTGTACACCGCTTCCGGTGCCAAGAGTAGTTTTAAGTTGTTCTGTGGTCCAGCTGTGATGAACAAAATCACCGACTACACCCGTGCGGCTATTAGCAACAACCCAAGCTACCAGTTCACTCAAGATGTATCCGGTAAGACTCTAATCAGATCAGTTCTTACTTACATTAGCGATTTTGGCGAAATTTCGATCCTGCCGGACCTTTTTCTTGGTAGGGTGGATGGCAGTCCATCCGGCACAGACACCGCTGTTGGCGTAGTCAACACCGACCGTGCTTATCTCATCCCTGACGATGACACCGTATCCTTGAAATTCTTGGAAGGTATCTCCGTTATGGAACTGCCTGACAACGGCGGTGGAAAACGGGCCTTCTGTGAGGCGATGCTCACCCTTCGGGTCGGCAATCCACGCGCACTTGGTTCTATTGTTTAATCAATCTTCAATCAATTAGTAGTAATTGTTTGTTTCATGTGTTCATAAAATGGGGAGCCAGCTTAGGGGTAGGCTGGCTCCCTTTTTCTTTTAAAATATGAGTCTTAACATCATCGTAAAAGGAGGTAAGCGAAGTGGAAATTCCCAGGAGGAAATCGCTTATTATATTCGCAAAGCAAACCAACAAGCCGCAGTTCGGGAAAAAGCAGGCTATGCCCAACGACAGGAGGAAGTACGCAAAGCCGCCAAATCCCTCGAAGGAAGCAAGGGCAACTTTCGCTTGAAACGGGTAACAGACATGACGACCTATCTTCGGCATGAACAACAAGCTCCTGGTTGCTGGGCAAATAAAGAGTTCACTAAAGACTTTGAGAAATCCAACCCTGAAACAGTTGTAAAACATTGAGGACGGTTCCTTACAGCACATTCAAGAGTCGATTCCAATCTTCGGTTGGTGTCGATTCTTTGCTTTCACAGGAAGAGACTGCCCTGAAGAATAGTTTAAATGACCGTATTAGAGGAGCATGGACCCGCGCAAAATGGCCTGATGTACAGACAGTAGTCGAGAAATCAGTAGCCGCCGTAACAAGCCCAATAGCG